ACTACTGAATATCCCTGTAAATCAGTAATTGCAGGCAGTAGTGCAAATGTATACATTGGAATTTAATTATGGCAAAAGCAAAAGGTGCATGGAACGATTCAGGTAATTATGTTCCAGCAAGACCTAAGAAAACTCGTCAAGGTAAATCTCAGAACACTATAATTAGTGCAACTTCTCGTAATGGGAAGTCCAAGAGATATAGAGGGCAAGGACGTTAAATGGAACAACATAGTTATGAAGATACTGCACATAAAATACCTACAGACTGGGAAGGTGTTACTGCGGTAATACCCAATGTAGGGGGATGGTTAGAAATTGAGTTACAACCTCAACAAATTGACCATATTTGGAAGTGCATTGAACAGAAAAAAGAAATTCATAACAAAACCTTAGTAGGTCATATACATAACAGTTATCGATTGGAAGATATTGATAATATCTTCTGGAAAAATACTTTATCACCATTATGTGATAAGTATGGCGATACTTATGATAATCTAGGTCGTCATATACCTGTTGAGGGGAAACATCCATATTATTTGAATAATTGGTGGGTAAATTACCAAAAACAACACGAATTCAATCCATTACACAATCATTCTGGTGTTTACAGTTTCGTTATTTGGTTGAAGATACCTACGGATTCAAAAGTGCAGAATGATCTCCATATTGGACAAAATAGAAATGGTAATGTAGTATCTGACTTTGAATTTGCCTTTACGGATATGTTAGGCAAACTTCAGGGATATGTTTATAAAATGGATAAAGGAAGAGAAGGAACTATGTTATTCTTCCCTTCTAGTTTAAAACATGCGGTAAATCCGTTTTTTGAGTGTGATGAAGATAGGATTAGCGTATCTGGAAATATATTTCTTGATACTAAAACGGATTTTTATGAGACTCCTCCCATTTTAGGAAGTATCAGTCATAGAGAGCCTGAACTTGAAGAATATAGAACGACAGATCTAAATCGTATTGTTGATTTTAATGGTGAACAACAGAGACAATTTAAACGAGATATACATGGAAAAGTACCTTCAGGTAGAGATATATCCCAATGTATAACATATGCACATGAGGTTGAGATTAAAGGTAGGGAACCAAAGGAAGTTACACCTATAATTTCATCATTTCAACCACAAATGAAGTATAGTTCAAAGGGATTTAATCATACTGATGAAATGCAGATTAACTATCAAGATTTTAGGAAGTACTTTTCACCTGATGAGAATCGTAGAGGAAAAACTGTATTAGGAGGAGGAAAAGAGGACGTGCCAAAACATCATGAATTTGTCCTAGATGAATGGGAATATCCATTTTGGGCAAGAGATAATAAAGGAATGGAGGAGTGGATTGATAAACAACCACCATTTGAATTTACACCACAAGCGTGTAAAGCTCATATGACTGGTTGGGATGCCCACGTTAGATGTCCAGAAGTGGAGAAGTTGTGGAATTGGATGCGTTTAGTCCTATTTCCTGAAAATTACAATAGTGCAGTTAATGGACTGTATCCAGTTAATGCAGAGATCTGGGGTGTTAGATATGATAAAGGTACAAAAATTGATTGGCATAATCATAGAACTTCCACACGTTCCTTTGCATACTACATTAAATGCCCAGAAGGTAGTCCACCACTTATGTTTAAAGACAATGATTCGGTAATTGAACCAGCAGAGGGTAAATTGATTCTATTTGATGGCAGAATGAGTCATAAAGTACCAGAATCACCTATTGATGGTAGATACGTTCTTTCAGGCAATTTATTTTTTGAATAATTATGACAACACTACAAGAGGGTCCATTTTCCCTACAATTAAAGATGGGAACAAAGAAAGCTCACACTATGGCAGAGAATACTACCTTTGTCAAGCAATTTCTTAAGGGAGTTGTCAATGAAAGTAACTATAGTCAATTAATTGCCAATTTTTACTTTGTATATCATGCTATGGAGTCTGAAATGGAAAGGCTTAAGGATGACCCTTATGTTGGACCTATGAGATTAAATGGTTTAGCAAGACATGATGCATTAGCAGAAGACTGTGAGTATTTTTGGGGTAATATGTGGAGAGAAAAGATATATCCTACTGAAGCAACTCAGCAGTATATAAATCGTATTAAAGAGGTAGCACATGAGAATCCAAAACTATTAATAGCACATCATTACACAAGATACATGGGAGATCTGTCTGGTGGTGTTATTCTTGGTGGTATTGCTAAAAATGCTTTAGGTTTAAAGGATAAAGGATTGGCATTCTACGAGTTCCCTGAGATAACAGATAAGAAAGGATTTAAAGATTCTTATAGAAGAGTTCTTGATACTATGATCAAAGTTGACCAAGGAGATGTTAATGCTATAGTAGTAGAAGCAAATTACGCATTTCGCTTGAATATGTACATGTTTGAGGAAATACAGGGTGAAGCAAGTGTATCTTTCAGAAAGTTGGTTCTTAGTGCTCTTAAAGGTTTTGTTGAGGAAATGACATTCTCTAAAAGGTTTCGTTAATGCCTGATGTAAATCCAGCTCATGTGAGTGATAGGTTTATCCTCAATAATGATGATGTAATCCAAAATCTATATCCAACACCCATCTATTCCTCTAAGGTGGGTAATTTTGATGCAATTCAACATGAAATGTTCAGTGCTTTGAAAAAGACTGAATTTGAAATGAATGAATGTTGGTCAAGTCATTACTTGTCTGACATATGGTTTAAATTGAATGTAGTTAAGAATCATCAAATGAATGTATTTGTTGAAGAACTATCAAAACATATCATAAACTATTGCCAATATTTAAATTATAACGGAAATTGTTCAATTGCAGAATCTTGGTTCTCTTTATTCAAAAAAGGTAATTACGGACATATACACCATCATGGTGCAACTGATATATCGGGTGTTTATTATATTAAGACCAATGGAGAGGATGGAAATTTATTCTTTGAAACTCCAAACCCTCATTTAGGCACATCTAAGTTATTTTCTAATTTAACTCCTCGTCATGAGTACAAACCCGAAGAAGGAAACCTAATGCTATTTCCTGGATGGTTAATGCATGGTATTCAGACTAATACAACTGATAATGAAAGAATAAGTCTCTCATTTAATATCTCTTTTGAAAGGACTGTTATCCACGATAAATAATAAAGGATATCTCCTAATATTATGTCTGTTGCTAATAGACCAGTTGATATGAGCGATGAGTTTAAAAAGAATGGGTGGGAGTACTGTAAGTATTTGATTACAGACCCCAGAAGTGATAAATTGATGAGAAGAGATATTAATAATAAGTCACCTAAAGATAATGGCACTGAAACCGATTAGTAGTAAAGATCTAGCAAAGTCTAGGTCATTTAAAGATATTGGTATGGCTTTTGGCAAAAATCCATTTACTGACGATGTATCTCTCGTCAAAGATGATAATGCTATAAAACAGTCTATCAGAAATTTGGTAATGACATCACCTGGTGAGAAATTATTTCAACCGACTATAGGTTGCCAAGTATATGCTATGTTATTTGAACCTCTAGATGCGTTTAGTGTAGACGCAATTAAGAGTGAGATAATAAATACCATTAATCAACATGAAAGTAGAGTACAACTTAGAGAAGTTAATGCTGTTCCTTTTTCGGGAAATAATAAACTAGCAGTAACTATAACATATCAAATTGTAGGTATACCTATTGTTGAAGAAGTTAAATTTGTTTTACAAAGAGCTGGATAATGCAACCGAATAATCTGACAGCATTAGATTTTGAGGATATTAAATCATCTATCAAAACTTATCTGAGAACTAGAAATGAGTTTTCTGATTATGATTTTGAAGGGTCAGGATTGTCCTATCTTATCGATACTTTAGCATATAACACTTATTATAGTGCATTTAATGCTAATATGTCAATGAATGAGGCATTTCTTCCTTCTGCGACATTGCGAGATAATATTGTTAATATAGCAAAGCTTTTAAACTACGTTCCAAGGTCAATTACATGTTCTAAGGGATGTTTACATTTAGAGGTACAAACTTCACAAACAAATGGTGCATATCCTAGTAGTTTAACGCTTTCTAAGGGGCCTGTAGCAAGTGGAGGTAATTACATATGGAATGTACTTGCTGATACTACTGTAGAGGTTAATACGACCACTGGTATTGCAATATTTGATAATCTAATGATTCGTGAAGGATCTATTGTAGACTTTTCATATACTGTAAGTAGTTTTGAGAGTCAAAATTACATAGTTCCTGCTGAAGATGCAGATATAGACACTTTAACGGTTACTGTTAAACCAAACGAAGCATCTACTACATCAGATTTGTACAATTTAGTTGATACAGTTACTAATTTGACTGCTTCCACTAGGGTTTACTTTATTGCTGAAGGAGAAGACCAAAGATACGAAATAAGGTTTGGTGATGATAGTGTTGGTAGAAAACTTAAAGACGGTGAAATAATTAATTTAGAGTACTTAGTTACTTCTGGTCAAGAAGCAAATGAAGTTCAGAAGTTTACCTTTATAGGTTCTCTTAATGATAGTCTTGGAATTACACCTCCAAACGGAGATGTTACTCTAACAACAAAGGAAAAATCACAACAGGGGTCTCCTTCTGAGACTGTAGAGTCTATCAAGTATATGGCTCCTAGATATTACTCTTCTCAATATAGAGCAGTTACAGCACAA